CTATTGCTTCTCTGGTCATATCCAGTCTTGGTTCATTTTGGTTCATAAATTGTCTGATAAATTTGGAATCTCCAATTGGCATTGATTCAACAAATTTAACAATTTCAGCTCTATCGGTAACTCCGTTAACTTCTACGATTTCTTTATTAAGTCTCCACGTAACTCTTGGAGCCGTTCTACCTTGAGGATAAGAATCAATCATTTTTTGAATCTCATTAATGTCTCCATAAGTCATTGGTTTTAACTTAACAGTCGCTTCTGACTTTGGAAGTGTTACAATAAATGTTCCGTCATCACTTGGAGTTTGTCCTTTAACAATTGATAGTTGGTCCAAAACAACAGTTGTTTTGAATGGTTTCTTTGTTTGAGGGTCCACTAAATTAAGTTCAACCTCAGGACCAAAGCCTGTGTTTCTTAAGAATACCAAAATAGCCTCAACGTCACCTTCCAACATATCTTCAATTTTCATATCTGGTTCATACAACTTACTTCTAAGTAAATTATATGTAAGGTCTAAACCTCCACCCATAAGAATGTTTTCGTCAGCCGCTGTGAGGTATCCCACCTTAACCGCTTTCTTTTTGTTTTTATAGAAAAGTCCCTCCGAGGGTAACTGTACCATGTCGTGGGGAAGGGTCAAATTTTGTTGACCGTATTGTCTTGATTGTTCGTCCATATAAAAAAAATAACCGTAAAGTTTATGTCTTTACGGTTAAATATAAAAGGTTTTAAATTTTTGTATATAGTATTAGTAAACTAACACACATCTGTCCATTCTCAAACTACAAGTGATATCTGCAAGTGCGTCTGTAGCGTAACTTAATGCACCGAAGTTAACATCAGTTAGGAATGTTCCATAAAGAATCCACTTTTCAACTACCACACCTGTTGGGTCAAGCATCTCAAGGTCGATGTCTTTTTTATAACCCGCAGCGTATCCCATACGACCTGTTACAGATTCAGCGTGAAGACGAACCCATTCCATAAGTGCTTGAGCTGCTGATGGACCGATTGGGTCTCTGAACTTCACAGAAATTGGGTCCCAATTGAATCTACCCGCAACGAAAGTTGATGTATTAAGAAACTGAATTTCAGTTGCTGCGATTTTGATAGAAGGTCTTGCCGCGGTCTCTACAAACCACTCATTAATCCCCAAACTTGAAGGAAACCTTAAGATGAATCGATTCTGACGTTTCGGTTCGTAAGGTATCGGCATTTTCATCAGTAAATCAGCCATATTATTAAATTTTTGTTTTCAGTGTTTATATGATATAAATATAGGTATATCGAAAATTTTTCTATTTACTTCAATTTTTAAAAAAAGTACATTTATTGCACTTCCTTTTTAATTCCTCCAGCAGTAGAATAAGTTTTTACTAAATTATCTGGTTTATCTTTAAATGCTTTTCTCATTACTTCTACGTTCTTAGGGTCATCATCAGAGAAACCAATAAGAGGTTTAGTAGGAACAAATTTATTTCCTATATCATTTTTTAACCAGGCTCTTTTATTAAGTATCGCAGCCATACCTTTGATATAATCCACGAAATCGTTCATCGCTTTCACCTTCGCCTCTTCAGGATTTGTCGCCCCTTTTTCGTCTCCAAAAGAAACGGGGTGGTATTTGTTGAGGGACAAATATGAATCGATTAATTCTTTGTCCGACATTTCATCTTCGCCTAAGAAAGACCTATATTTTTTAAGATTCTTAATAAGTTCGTCTTTTGAAATACCTTCGAAGTCATTCACAATGTAATTGTATACCGCTTGTTTTAGTGTTTCAGGGTTGTGACCACGGGCTGTAATTATAGAAAAAATCGAACCATTATTAATCGCTTCTTTAAAATCATTAAATGCTGGTCCCACTTTGGCTTTCATCGAATCAATCAAAAAGTCTTTATCTCCCTCTGTTCTGAAGTTTCTAAATGGATTTTCTGCATATCCCACAATTGTATGACCGTTGTAATCGAAATCTTTTTTTCCAACCTCGTGTCTGAACTCCGCAAAGTCTTCTGTGGACATACCTACTTCTTTTCCCTTCTTATCTTTAAGAACAATCTTGGTTGGCATGTGCACAATGTTATCGTCCCAGTCAAAAGCGTAATATTTTAAGTCTGGGGTTTTCTCGTCTTTGAACCCTTCTGTGAATTCTTTTTTCATTCTATTTGGCTAAAAAATGGGGGGAACTGGTCCCCCCGTTTTTATTAGATATTTTCAAACGAAGCACCTGTTGGTGTGATGAAGAACTCAATATCTATGAATTCTAACGCCTTCGTTGGTTTAAGATAAATTTTACCTGTTAATGTATTTCTATCCAAGTCTTCAGGTGAAGATGATACAGTCACACGGAAATCGTAAAGACCTCTATCTCTTCTGATTGAATCAAGGATTGGGTTTACACTATCCAAGAATTGTTGTCTAACTACTTGGTCGTTTTGTTCGAACAACAATCTTACCGCAACCGCTGAAATCAACTTACGAGCTTGTAACAACAATCTTCTAACGTTAAGTCTGTTGAGTGCTGTATCTGCCACTTGAAGTGTTTTGTTACCCCAAATTACAGTTCCTACGTCTGCGAAAGTTGCGATTGGGTTGATTCTACCTTGATAAAGAGTGTCTCTATCTTCTTGAGTCAACTTAACTCTCGCTTTGATTGAGTTAACAAGACCTCTTGTGTAACCCGCTGATGCGAACCATGGGAATGAAATGTTATCTGTTAACGCTAAGTTTCTACAAACTTCACCTGTTGGTGGTAAGTAAATTTGTGTGTTGTTAACAGTATCTCTCACAAGTATCCATGGGTAGTAAGTTGCTGTGTAGTTAGAATCGATTCCTGTATTATCCAAATTATCAACCGCTTCTTGAGGGTAGATAATGTCTAGTGAACTTGTTCCATCTGGTGTAAACATCTGATAGTCAGGTGTTGTAGCAATGTAAACCGAATCCGCTCTTTGGAATTGAATCATATCAATCGCTTCTTCAACCAAGTTTGAGTTATTAACGTAATCTATACTTGAAGTTGCAAATACGTTGATATTTGTCGCTTCGGGATTTCTGAAAGAAAGAATACCAAGTAAGTAAGCGTAGTAGTCAGTGTTTGCAAAATCTTGTGTGTTGTTTTCAACTACAATTCTCTTGAACAATCCTTGACCTGTCGCTGTCGGGTATCTTGTAGAAACCGCAGCTCCTGCTAAGTAACCTGAAGCTCCAAGTTGGAATCTATCCGCATTTGTTCTATATTCTCTGTAGATATCCCAACCATCGAATCCACCTGCAAAACATACTGTGTATTTTCTTGAGTAAATGAAGTAGTAAGGATTTTCTTGAGTCTCTGGGTCGAATCTGAAGTCTGCAACTCCACACTCAAATGCTGGACTACCACTTGTTTGATATGAATTAGCAATTGATACAACTGTTGCTCCTGAGTCCATGTGGAAACCTTTACTTAGGTAGTTCCAAGATGCACCTTCAACAGGTGCTGGTGCTAAAATCCAGCTTTGAGGATTTTGTTTACCTTTATATGTTAAGAAAGATTCATCAATACCTATTGATGTAGAAAAACCTAAATAAGTTCTTCTAACTACATCACCAGGAGACTCAACTGAGTTATCTCCATTTGGTGTACCAAACGGTGGGTTAGCAATTGTTTCACCAGGGAAATAATATTTTGTTTTGAATTGAGGTACAGGTGAAGGGTTCGATACTGAAGCATATTCTCTTTGTGTGTAACCGTAGAAACCACAAGGTAATGCGTCAATTGGAGCTTCATCAGACATCTCAACCATTATGTATTTTGAAATAAGAGCGTATTCACCATTTGATGAACCAATCTTCTTAGCAACAAAGTTGTTAGAGTTAGGGTCCATGTTACAGTTAGTGAATTTCTCAATCACTATTGGATTAGCATCTGTATCGAAGAAATTTCTAACAAGAACATCAAAAGTCATGTTATTGAAAGAAAGGTTAGCGATTGAAACTTTAACTTCAACGTTTGCTGCGTCTCCGTCAGATATTGAAATAAATCTGAATAATTTGTATACCTTATTACCTCTCAATTCTGAAACCAAATATGGAGTCATAGGTGATTGATACTTTTCTAAGTTGTAAGCGATTGAACTTGAATCTTCTGTTCGCGCTCCTGGTAATCCGATTAACTCACAATCTAATCCACGAATGTAACTTTGATTGTATGCGTAAGCTAAAGACGATGGGTAAACTTCCTCAACATAAACAGGAACTTCTTGTCTTGACTTACCGAAGTTATCGAAACCTAAAACTTTAGTTATAAATTTAGATGAAGCCGCTGCTAATGATAATTCGAAACTGAAAGTATCATTATCTTTGGTTACACCTGAAAGTAAGAATGTTTCATAAGGATTTTTAGTCACTCCTGAATATTGTCCACTACATACCATTGTAAGTGCACTTAAACCTGCAACTGTTCCACCTGAGTTAACTTCATAAATTGGTCCGTGAGCATTACTTGTAGAACTATTTTCAAAAAGAGAAATACCTCTTGAACGAAGTGTTGCAACAACCATGTTGTTGTAATCTGTAAATGCTGTACCTGACCAATTATAAACATTACCTGATAAAGTACCAGTATATGTTGAACTTGCTCCAGATGCGATTGCAGTTACTACATAATCCATTGAATAACCCGAGTAGTTATCTCCACTGTAGTTATCAAAGTTTGCGTAGTACCAAGCATCGTTATCAGAATCAGTTAAGTCGTTAGCCGCAACGTTCATACTATTAGTATCATAAACGTTGTTAAGATTAGGATACTGTGCTAAAAAAGCGTAAAAATCACCTTCAGGTAATGTACCATAAATGTTACCTGTATTACCTGAAACACTGTTGTTCGCAATAATGTCGTTAATAAATCCTATGATATCTGCTTGAATATTGGAAGTACTTCCATCGAACATTCTATATTGTTCTGTTAGATTACTTTGAATTGGTGTTGGGAATGCACTTCCAAATGTGATTGTGTTAGCCGATGAATTGAATGTAAAATTCACAGACCAAGGAGTTGGTGTTGCAGGGTTGAATCCAATTGTTGTTGGGTCAACGTTTGCTTTAACTTTGATACTCCATGAAGGACCCGCATCATAACCAGACAATCCAAGAATTCTTGTGACGAATAATTGGTTAGATTGTTGTAGGTATGACTTAGCTATATAAGCCGCTTCATATTTTGGGATTTGTGTATTCACAAATTTTGTTGGTTCTGTTCCGCCAAAATAGGCTTGAAACTCGTCATAATTCGTGATGAAAATTGGTTCGAATGCTGGACCTTTAATTGTCTCACCAACCAAACCTAATGTAGTTACACCGACACTTTGTGCCACGAAGGACAAATCTGTCTCGGAGGTATAAACTCCAGGTGATACATATACTTTTTGATTTACTTGTGTTGCCATTATAAAATTGTTCTTTGCAGATTTATTTTATTGATAAATATTCATATCTGATTGAAAAAACTTGACTTTTAGATATCTATTTGTAAACAGGGAGAATAAATTCTACCTTTTTTCTGCCTATGAAAACAAAGAAGGAAATAAAGAACATAAAGATATCACCTGAGTCCCACGATATATTGAAAAAATACTGTGATAAGAGGGGAATAAAAATTTATAAGTTTCTTGAAAATCTTATTATCGAGAAGTGTAAGGAAAAGAAAGATGTCTACGGTGAAAATTAAACTAAGTTACAATCAAACTTAATTAATCCCTCCTGAGTGTTATCATTTTTGGTTACAGATATTGTTAAAGTATCATTTGTTGTGATTTGAATCTTATTAACATTTGAACCATAATAATCTCCATTTATATAAACATCAAAGTTAGAAATATTTTCTGACCCAATCCAAGTCATGTCTGCAGTAAAATCAATTATTTCAGACAAACTTGTAACACCACTAACATAAAGAAAGTTGGATAAAAACTCCGACGGGTTTTCTGGATATTTTTTTCTTCTTGATTTAAATAAAGAAGTATCAACTTCGACAACTTGTGCAAGTCTCGCAATGGCAGGCTTTACTTGGAACTCTTCCTCATCTATTAGATATCCCAACATGGTGAAGTCATAGCTCTGAATATAATATTTTCTCGCATCCAAAGTCATCTGAGATTCATCAGAGATATTGTTCATGATTATTGGAACATACTGACCCTTAATAAAAGTGTAGGCTTGTCTTGATGAGAACTTTTGGAGAACAACTTTGTTCAATTGATTCAGTTCCCTCATTCTATTACAAACAATCTTAACACTATAGTTTATATCAACAGGAACTGGTTGAGGAATTGTATAAATGTCCATACCTTGTTCGTTACCATTCCATGTAGGAACTGACGCATAATAGAATTGTTTTCTATTTGGAATAGTATATTGAAGTGATGGATTTGTACCGTACTTTACTTCAGGTTGTCTAACAAGAGTAATGAAAGGAGGCTCCGCATTATAATCCAAGTTTACAAAGGTTGCAGATTCAACATATTGAGACCAGTTCTGTGTTGTTAGAATTATATCAATCATCGGGACTATCTTACCCGCGGTAACAACTTGTAAATCCCCTTTAACAAAGTCGAGCATACCCCTATCCAAATCTGCATGTAGAACAGACTTAGGAAGGTAGGTACCGTCTTTATTGATGTATTCTAATAATTGTTCCCTTCTTTCCGATAAAGTCTTCTTCGGAACTAAAGGAAGTGTAGGTATTACTTGTTTTGGTAAAGGCATATTAAATTCCGTTGAACTCGTTTTCACTTACCCATGTTGCAGTAACAGTTCTATAAAAAGGTTTGTATCCACCATAGGTATGTTTATTATCTGATTTTACATATCCATCATCACTAACCACATAATATCTAACTCTATCTTCACTTTCATAATATCCAAAATAATCACCCATGAATATCTCAACGCCCATATCATCCAAAGTTTTTTGATAGATACTAAATTTCATATTACCTGGTTCTTGTATTTCAACTCTAGAATTACCAACACTTTTGTTTGTAGGTGCCATAACTTGAACTAAACCCTTGAGTTCAACAGGTGCTAAAAATTGTATTCCATCTTCTAAAACTTCACCATAAACATCATCGGTTTTGGTTTTGTATCTATCGATTCTATAAAGAATAACAGTAAAGTTCATATCCCCTATAAGCCACTCTTCCCCCATACCAATATCTAAGGCATAGTCCTCACCACCAAAAAATTTACCGAGTCTTGTTATAGGAACTAATTTTTCCGCCATTATGAATTAATTTTAATCTTATTGATAAATACCTTATTAATAATTATATTTTATTTCAAATGGAAAAGAAAAAACAACACAAGATTGAATTTAAAGAAAGCCCTATACATGGTTTAGGGGTTTTTGCAACACAGGATATAGATAAAGATGAAGTAATTGAAATATGTCCTATCTTATTTCTTCCAGCAAAAAGAGGGGAAATAAACTATACATTAGTTGACTACGCATTTGAATGGCCGAGGTCAGAATCTTGGACAAACTTCGTTGTTGCTCTTGGATACGGTTCATTATACAACCACTCAAATACACCAAACGCTAATTGGACAAATGACGTTGAAAATAAAACATTCATATTCTTCTCAACAAAACCAATTAAAAAAGGAGAAGAGATTTTCATCTACTATGGTGATGAAAATTATTGGTCAGATGGGAGAACCCATGTCGAGGTAAAATGAGTTTAACCGAAATATCATTAGAATCAAAAGCACTTTCGCTACTTGAAAATTATGAAGGAGCGAACAATTATATATTGGAGTTAAAAAGAAAATCTCAAATAAATAAGAAATTCTATCCAACAAGAAGTCAATCCGAATATATAATTAACAACCACGACAAACAACCTAAGGTTGCAAAGAAGTGGGTGATTCTCGATGCATACTTCGCACAAAAACTAGCTGATGATAAATTGTATACTGAAGTACCTCAAAGGGTTTGGGTAGAAAAGTTATTGGCAGAAAAAGACAAAGCATATCATATTTGGGGGAAAGTTTTTGAAACCGAACAACTACATGATTTTTGGTTACCCAAAGCTTCAATTATCAAAGACAATACTGTAAAAGATGTTGTAATTAACTACGACAAATATTCTAAAAGACCTCCGCTGTCCCATCAAAAAGAAGCAATTCAAAAATTAGTTGAAAATAAAAAATACATTTTAGCCGACGATATGGGTTTAGGTAAAACAACCTCGACCATTATCGCAGCTTTAGAATCAGGTGCAAAAAAAGTTTTGATAATTTGTCCAGCAACTTTGAAGATAAATTGGAAGAGAGAAATTGAAAATTACTCGGACAGAACAATTTATATTGCGGAAGGTAAGAATTTCAGTACCGAACACGACTTTGTTATAATAAACTACGACATATTAAAAAATTTCCATGACTCTAAAAAGAAAGATGATTCTCAAATTTTATCTGCCAATTTTGATTTGGTGGTCGTTGATGAGGCACACTATATCAAAAATGCTCAAGCCCAAAGGACAAAAGTAATAAACGACATCGTTAAAAGAGTTGACCGTTTGTGGTTGTTGACTGGTACCCCAATGACCTCACGTCCAATAGACTATTACAATTTATTAAGCCTTGTTGATTCACCTGTTGCAAAGAATTGGATGGCTTATGTTATAAGATATTGTAGTGGGTATCAATTCAAGGTTGGAGCGAGAAAAGTTTGGAACGTGATGGGTTCCTCAAATTTAGAGGAATTACGTGAGAGAACATCCAACACAATCACAAGAAGACTCAAAGAAGATGTGTTAGACTTACCTGATAAAATTATTACCCCCGTCTATCTAAGACTAAAGTCAAAAGATTACGAAGAGTTAATGGGTGAATATTTTAATTGGTACGAAAAAAACCCTGACGAGTCTAAATCATTAACAGTACAATTCACTAAACTTACAAAAGTAAGACAAGTGATTGCGAATGAAAAAATTTCCCAAACAATAGAATTAGCGGAGAACATTTTAGAACAGGGAAAGAAAGTAATCATTTTCTGTAATTTTACAGACTCTCTCAATCAGATTGTTGAACACTTTGGAAAATCTGCTGTAAAGGTAGACGGTTCGATGGCAAAACACGACAGACAATATAGTGTTGACCAATTCCAAGAAAATGAAAAAATTAAAGTCTTTGTTGGTAACATCAAAGCCGCGGGTGTTGGTTTAACTTTAACCGCAGCGGAAGCTGTTATAATGAACGACCTATCTTTTTTACCCTCAGACCATTCCCAAGCGGAAGATAGAGCTTACAGGTTTGGACAAAAAAACAACGTACTTGTGTACTACCCAATCTTTGAAAATACAATCGAAGGGGTTATTTATGATATTCTCAACAACAAGAAACAAGTCATTGCCACAGTAATGGGAGACAACCTTGGTGGAGGTGACGTTGCAGAAGAAATATTGAGAAGAATAAATGAACTCCGCCCTTAATTTTTTCTATGGATAAAGTAATCAATCATCGAAATATTGAATTAAAAATTGGTGATAAGATAAAAATCATAACCGATAGAATAGAAAAAAGACTTTTAGCAAACGTATCTTTAGGTGAAATTGTAACCATATCAGGATTCTCTGATGACGGTAAAATCATATATCATAACAACACATTAGCTCTCCCAACAAACAGCGATATCTATGAAAAAATATAGAATTGAAAGAAATTAAAACAATTACGAGTTATTTATATAAAACAAATAACTCCAATACATGAAGAAAATTGAAGAAAAAATTCAACAACTCGAAAAACAAATATTCGAAAACCACATACAAGAAGAAAAGAAGTTGTTGATAAATGAAATGAAAAAAATTGGAATAGAAAAATTACCTTATTCTTATTCAGCCCTCAAATCTTTCATCGATGCAGAAACGATGAACTTTCATTATAACAAACATTACAAGGGATATGTGGATAAATTAAACGCCGCCCTTTCAAAGAAAAAACATGGTGATTTAGACTTAGAAAAGATTGTAAAAAACATAAGTCGTTATGACCAAACAGTGAGAAACAATGCAGGAGGAGCATTCAACCACGCACTTTTTTGGAACATGTTAACCCCAAACCCCAAGAAACTTGATGGGGACCTTTACAAAAAAATCACAAAACAGTATGGTACGTTTAACAATTTCAAAAAGAAATTCGAAACAGTTGCAAAAGACAGATTTGGTTCTGGTTGGGTATGGTTGGTTCTTACATCAAAAAATACCCTTAAGATAATGTCCACACCAAACCAAGATAACCCTTTAATGAACGTTATCGAAGGTGGAGGATTTCCATTACTTGGACTAGACCTTTGGGAACACGCATATTATCTTAAGTACAGAAACAAAAGAGATGAATATATCTCGAACTTTTGGAAAGTTGTTAATTGGGAATTCGTGCAGAAAATGTATGAAATGAAAATAGAAACCAAACTTTTAGAAAGTACAAATTTTCAAAAACTAATTACTGAATCTAAAGACCCCCAATTCTGTGACCCAAAAGAAGTTATTTTTTTCAGAGATTTAATCAACAACAATAGAATTAAAAGAATTTATCAGGACGGTGTAACAGATGTTCTGAAAAAAAGATTTTCTCAATTTTGGGTTGACGGTACAACCCAAGAAATGTCTGGATTTTATGGTGTAGAATCTCCTGAGGGAAGGTCCATTTTAAATAATTTGAACACAAACTTCAACGCCTTTTGTCTATTAGTAAAAGCTGTTAACAAACAAATTGATAATATCGGAAAACCTGAAAAGAAGTTTCAGTTTTGGAAAGAGGAAAAAAGGAACCCGAAAGAAACTGCAAGATTTATTTCTGCTTTAGACCATTTCAAAAATGAAATTTTTACAAAAGAAAATGAAGATTTTATTAATATCATTAAAGTTTTAAAGAAACTTTGGGATAGAGGACAAAAGTCTGAAAATAGTGCTAATAAAAAAATTGAAGACTACTTTGAAGGAAAAGCTAAAATTGAAAAAATTGGCTCTCATGGGGCTAAGATGGATGCCTTCAAAGGTATCGATGTTATGATAAATTTAGATGGTACAGAGTACTCTGCTCAAATCAAACCTTTCTCGAACATAATAGTTAATGGTGACCAAATTGAATTGATGAACACAGGTAATGTGAAACACTATACAGTAGATTGGTTGATATTCATAAATCCTAAAACTAACAAGATACTTATATTCAAGAATGAACCTATTAGTGATAAGGATAAGTACGTTTTCAACATTAATTCCTTATTACACGAAATAGAATAAGTTGAATATTTATTAGATATGGCAGCACTTCCAGAACCAGAAAGAACCAGAATATATACGAGAGTCAAACATTTGTTGGGTGCCCCACTTAGAAGTGTGGAACTTGAAGATGAGATGATGGACTCTCTTATGGAATTATCATTAGGAGACTATGAAGAATATATTCTTCAGTGGTTGATAGATTCTCAGTGGGTTAACTTAGTTAATCTGAATATGAATGAAAAATCTGTGGCTCGTGCTTTGGTAACTAGAACAATGGATTTTGAACAACAATTCTCCTACTCCTATTCTAAAATTGTGGGTCTTCAAACTGTTGGTCCTTGGGTCCTTAAAAAAGACTATTTCATTTTAGAACGTAACAAACAAACTTACGAAATTCCTGCGGGTCGTGAGGTGAATGAACTTTTATGGTTCAGTAATCAACCGTGGACTGCGTTTGGTCTTGGGGGTTTGGGTGGATTTGGATTTGGTGGAATTGGTTTAGGTGCAAATGAAGCGGGTTACGCTCAAATGGGATATCAGGGTTCATATTTTATGATGTCTGGTTTTGACTATTTGATTAGAATGCAAGAAGCCAATATCCTGAACAGAATATTAGGTGGTTCATTAACTTATAGAATCACAGGTTTACCCGACGGAAAAAAATTGATTCACTTGTATAATACACCAGGGGGTAGATTCAACTGGAACCAATATAGTGACTATGAAGGTAGAGCCGTATGGTATTGGTATTATGATGTTGAACCTGATAGTAGAGCCGATTGTTTAAAAAACAATCCTGATATTATTAAATTACCTACAGATGTTCCTATTGAGGAATTAAGTTGGGAGGATTTGAATGTACCTGGACAACAATGGGTTAGAAGATGGTTCACCGCTTATTGTAAAGAGACTTTAGCAAGAGTTCGTGGAAAGTATAGTGGTAATCTTAAAACACCTGATTCTGAAATTACTATGGACTATACAAGCTTATTAACTGAAGCTAAAGATGAAAAGACCAAGTTATTAGAAGAATTGATTGGTGAAAATGGGTGGTTAGCAAGATTGAGACCTGAAAAGGTTATGGAAAGAGAAGCACTTATCGCTGAAAACCTAAATAAACAAATGAAGTTCAGAGCAATGCCTCGTCAAATATACGTAATTTAATATGGCAATAATTAAATCAATACCATCAAGAAAGATTATAGGTGGACAAGTAATTCAAACATCAGAACTATCTGTAGTATCTGAATTAGATTATCGTACAAATGGAGAGTTTTGTATTATTGTAAAAGGAATTTTAGAGTCATTTATAGTATTGGATTCTAAAACCACTGACCATGTTGTAATAAAAGCCTTAACAAAAGTAACAGTAAGACCTGACTTTGGTAGAATAGATGAAGAGTGGGATGAACTTGTGCTAGACAAGTTTGCTTGTGTTGAATTTCAATATGTGAGTGGTAACTGGTATATTCTTTCCTCGGATGGATTAAAACAATCATAAAAAAAAGGAATATGTAAAAAAAACATATTCCTTTTTTATTTAATTCATTTGTTTTTCCCAACCTTCTTCGGCTAAGTTATAGATATAGTTTGAATCAACACCTCTCTTTTTCCAATATTCTAATTCAGCATCGGTAATTTGTAGAACGTCCTCTTGTAGTCTGTCTTGGTCCCCTTGTTCAAATGGCATACCGTTTATAAGTTCACATTGTTCTGTTGTGAAGATACCTCTATCCGCTGGGTCATTAACTAAAAGACCATCTCTTACTTCTTGTTTGAAACATACAAGTAGAGGTTCAATTCTTTTATTGAACGTTACTACAGCTCTTGGCACATTGTACTCGCCAGTCATGTTAGGGTCGTTTTCTAATATGTTAGCGTCAAGCATATAACAATTTATCTGAACACCATCACCTTTTTTCTGAACATCACCATGAGATGCTTTAAGCCCATTATTAACATACATGATAACATCACCGAGGTTTACGTTTATTTTAGCTTGAAGAGCTAATTCCATGTGAGCCATTCTAGACATTTGATTACCCGCCTTAGTCTTTTGTGAAAGTCTTTTGACGTAATCATCCATAGTTAATTTTACCTTTGCTCTCTGTGCAATTTTGGAAAGAGCAATTTTTTGGTCAAATATCTTTTGAATATATTCATAATAATATTCAATGAATTCTTTTCCCTTACCATTCAAGAGTAAGTTAACTCCTTTATCTAAAAACTCTTCAATATATAAAGGTAACTTTTTTGATTTGATGGAATTGCCAGTCAATTTTATCTTTCCTTTGGCATCCATAACCGCGTAATTTTTTCTGGCAAGGTTAATACATGAAGGCCAAACACCGTCGGTATCGAGTGCCATCTCACCTCTCATAAAAATATCATTGTATTCTGCAACGTCCGCATCAGGACCACGATACACTTTACCTAGTTTAACTTTCCAATTTAGACCACGTCCAACATATTCGTGAGTATCTGTATCATCAGGACTCGAGAAGTTTACACCGTCCGTATCCATCACAAGAGGAGTGTAACCACGAGACATAAAGAATTTAATCATTTGACGAAGATACTGACGACCCGTACAAGTGATTTGTTCTCCCATATACATGTCCCCCCAAGCAAATACCTGAGGTGCAGACAAGGCTCCGAACATCGAGTTGATAAAAATCTTAATCGGTAATTGTTTGTTTGAATATGATGCAGATTTCTGTGGGTCTGTCTTCTCAAATTCCTCCGCAAGTTGTTTGTATTTGATACGAGTATCACGGAAATACTTAAGCATTCCTTTCATCGCACCCGTCACATCACAATCAGGGAAAACATCGTGTACAAGTTGAATAGAAGGGTATAGAGACGAGAAGTCGAGCTTCAGTACGTTCTTACTATAACCCACCTTAAGTAGTCGAGAAAGACCTCCTACGAAGTCTGTCTTCGATTGTTTTGCGGGGATTGCCAAGTTGTGTTTGTAAGACCAAGCAAGCATAAGCATCTTCCATAGAGTTGCGGTACCCATTGTGGATACTCTCTCATATGTAGTTGGAATCATTGCTGCAAGAAGGAACGAACCTTGATTGAACTCTTTATCAACCGCCAAGGTTTCTTCCAAGTCATCATCAAGATATCTTTCAACCAAGTTATCTCCCGTTGTTTTAATGTAGACACCAGGAAACTTAATATCTAAATCCTGATACTCAGAAGCTTTTTTATACTTTCCGTTTTGAGTATTTAACCAATACTCTTCTTTCTCTCTATATAACTTACCAATATCTGTGTGTTCTATATACACACGGTCAGGTGCCTCCTTATTGATAAACTTTGTAATATACTTAAGACCCGCAGATTTAATGTTTGAGTTAATAGCCTGAGCCCTACGAACCGCGTGAATAATATCAATCACGTTATACCCCCAAATCGAAGTTTGTAAAAATTCCTCAACCTCGTTTGCAAGTTTCAACATACTATCTTTTCTTGTGTAAGAATGTTGGGGGTGCATGGATTTGACCGCCTTTCTCATATCGATTCCATGTCTTTGGGCTCTTTCGAATATCCAATGCCAATCGAAGTTCGCTGAGTTGTAACCACCAATAATTGATGGTTTTAATTGGTCAATCACATTTAAGAACTCAAGTATAGCACCTTTTTCTTGTGACTCATCAAAACACTCAATAACCTTGTGGTATCCTTTATTGGTTTTGATTCCAATCATAAAGATACGACCGTCCTTTGGGTCAAGGGCATCAGTTTCCAAGTCAAACACAAGACGGGTAACTTGGTCATAGTCAGTAAAACCTTTGAATAATCTTTTTTCTTTGGAAACCAAATACTGTTCTACAGGAGGTAGAATCAAAACTTTATCTTTTGTCTTTTCACCCCATGGGTCACAACCACCGTCTCTAAAAAATTGAATAAGTTCACGATAACCTTTTAGAGATTTAACCATATAAGTCAAACCATTTTTAAGGCGTTCATTATCCATAGTCTCCAACTTTTCGATAACAATCCCATATTTGTTCATGGCTTCTTTCTGAGCCATTTTGGAATCATTATAAAAGTTCAGACCTCTCAGGTCACCGACCCAAGCAAACGGAATAAATGTGTCTTTGCGGATTTCTTTTCCCTTACCAGGGATTTCTTTGATTTTGTAGATGGAGTTTGAAACGTAATCGAACTCGATTGCTACTATAAATTCTTCGGGGTCGTTTCCCGTTAGGAACGACTCAATTTCTTCGTGAGTGTACATATTTTTAGACGAGTGGTTTATTGGCTTTCACACTATCGTGAAGTTTACCTTCTCATTCATCTATAAATATAAAAAAAAGTTAGAGTTCGTCAAACTAACAACAAGCAGTTTCAGAAATAAAACTGTCTTGGATATTGATGTAGAGTTCTTCTCTTATTGGTAAAATAAGATTTCCTTCATCATTTTTGATTAGAAACTGTCCCTGATATCTACCAACGGTATCGGTGTCTCTTGAAGTAAATTTGAAATAAATGTAATATTCCGCAGGGGCTCCTGGGTCAAGAATTAAATTAACAATTTCACACGGAGCAGAAACAATCTTGGGTATACCTGTCTCCACTTCAACCATAGTAAAAAATATAGTCGAAATTTCTAATGCATCCATGAATTGGATATATCCCGCTCTACCATCTTTTACTACTTGCATTTTTAATACAGGTAGGGTGGCGTTTTTCTTGATGTAAAATTCCATAACAATAAATATATTGTTATGACTCTTTACGAAGCCCCCTATCGTAATGTTCAAATCTATCGTGTTCGGTTGGAGTCATCAATAAAATTCCTGGATGTAATTCCCCTTTCTTTACAAGTTGATACATATGACTCATCCACGTTTGTTCAAAAGGATGTGCCCACGTAACATCTAAGAACATCTTCTTATTACCAGGTCTTGAAACGATTTGAGGCCAGTTACAATAGTAAACTTCTCCTGTTGCATATGGTACACCTCTGTGGGTTACAATTTTATTATAAAAAGTTTTTGGCGCATTTGGGTCCAATCCCATTTGTGGTAGTCTTGGTTTGTCTGGCCAAAATTCTGTTCTAACACTTTGAGGTACGTTATACCATGACCATTGGGTTCCATTATCTCCGTAGAATTCAGAGTAATTCATCTTAAGAAAATCAAAACTTTCTTTTTGCATTATCTCTAAAGACTTAACAAATAAGTTTTCTACGTAACGATTGAAACCATTTCTACAAATCGAACCTTCATTTGGGTAGAAAAACATATCATCTTCAAAAAACAAATAAAAATCTAAATTTGTTTTGTCGAAGTGTTCTGCAATAAATTGTCTGCCTCCACAAATACCTAAGTTACCCTCTTCAGGTACTATATGTTCAAAACCATATTCTTCACAAATTTGTTGGTATTGACTGTAAGTGGTTTTATCTGTTGAGTTATCCAATAGAAATTTGGTAGTTTTATTCAAATAGTCTTTATCATAAGCAATCATTGAATCAATCAATGTTTTGAACTGATTTGGGCTATTGAATGTTATAACATATAAACCAACTTTACTTGAATCTAAGTTGTACGATGGTTTAACTATGTTTTCATTTTTTACTTGAAGTCTATCTTCTTTCAGGTCTTCGAAAAACTTTCCGAATAATCCGTTACCTTCGATTTCAAAATAATTGATTAGGTCAGAATGTTTGTAACACATTATACTGAAAATAGATTCTTCAGTTCCCATATACCCTTCTGCGAGGGTAGTTTTCATTAAACCGTAGTAGATTGAATTAATGTCTGATATAGTATGTTTAGGACCTCCAAAGAACCCGCCTCTTGCAACTTTATTAACTTTAGCACCAGCCAATTCATTTAGTTTGTTATATTCGAAACCATGTATTTCAACACTTGCATCATATGGGAAACAAACAAATGAAAATTTGGATATGTACTTATCCAATTTATCTAAAACTTTATCGTGGGTAAAATAACCTGGATGGACTGTATTTGTAAGACCACCATCTATCCAAAACATATATTCTGAATTAAACTTATCCATTATTTTTGCATCGTGTAACAGATACACCTTGGACATTACTAATGGATTATAGTTTTCCAATCTGGCTTGTGTTGATTCTTTTAACCAACCAACTTGATTGTACCAATCAGGGTTAGTTCTAATTTTTTGAATCATGTCGAAAAACTCAGAGCTCGTAAACCAAGACAAGTCTCTTAGAATGAATTGTGTGTTCGATATTTGTCTCTTCGAATATACAAATTTTTCAAGTTCACTGTCCCCATAAATTATCATGTTACAGTCAACTTCTAATAGTTTTTCAAATTTATCCAAATAGTGTTGGTACGACCTTGACCAACCTTCGGTAAGGTTTGACCTACCAATATCCCATATCCCTGTTACTAAAGTAATCTTACTCATAAATGTTATTTAGTTCTTCTAATATTCTATAGAAACTTTTATTTTGTTCAAACAATTCAGGTGTTACACCCTGTGGTGCGTTATCAGGACACCACCAAATATCAAAATGTTTTCTTTCGAAAAGTTCGTTATGGTTAACGTGCATCAAACTCATAATCAATTCCTCATGAGGTAAACCTTCATCCTCAGTTAGAATATTTTTCATATAAGTTTCAAAAAGATTAACAATTTCATCCCACTTTTCTTTCTTACCCCCAAACAATCCTCCAATTATGTGGATTGACCTATCATAGTTATTATACCATTTAGGTGATACTGTTTGTGACCAAAAGTTTCTGTTGTTTTCTTTTCCAATCAAGAAAAACTTATCTCCTGTGAAATGAATAAGATTTTCCAAGAAAGAATTGTTGAACAAAGGACTTTCATAGAACCCTCTCATGTAGTTACTTTGGTCTAAGTACTTAACAGGTATTAATCCGCAGTGTGATAGACCTGCGTCAATCCAATAGTAATTTTCATAGGAACCGTCTTCATTGAACCACCAAGCAAATTTAGAATATTGAATCTCAATACATCTGTCTCCTTTCTTGATGAACTCCACGTCTTTTCGTGAATTGATTAAATCTTTGTACTTACTGTTCCAAATGTCGTAGACTGAGAACTTTAATTGGTCTCTTGAAACATTATTTTGGGTATAGAAGAAATCTTCTAATGACCCCAATTCTTTTTCGGAGGTATAACAAATAAAGTCAGCGTCAGTCATCTTTAAAAGAGACAACAAGCTCCATCTGTAATGATTATATCGACCAGGTCTTCCTCCCAATTCAGACCCGTATAAATCGGTATAGATACAAGTTATAAATTTAGTTTTTTTCATCTAAAAATTCTTTTACATAATTAATAAAAATAGATTGTGCTTCGGGTAGTCTAATTTGAAAACAATGGAAAGTTTTATTATCAAACGTAGTTCCATTACCATATTCAAATGGTTGATATGAATCGTTTCCATTATAAATCCATTTTTTATCTACCACATCAATCGGGTAACTTAAGATTTGTTTTTTTCCAATTCTTAAATTTTCTTTTACGAAAACTTCACCACAGTCAGCCTCTACATGTACACCATGTTCGTTGGGATAATACATACCCTCGAAATTTTGGTGGGGTGAATTATCATATAGATTTCTTGTAAACGATACGAAGCTTGGAGCTGCGTACGGATAGGCATTTGATACTTGAGCATTCCCGTAGATGGTATTATCATCTACTACTTCTAATATTGTATCGAAAACCTGTTTATCTGTTGGGATACAATCGACATCAAATAAGGTAACCAAATCCCATTCAGAGTTATCTAAAAATGTTTTTATTGCGGAACCATGAGTTCCTTCAAACTCATATTGGATGAGTTCAACACCGAGTTTTTCAAATACTTTTTTCTGAAGTTCTTTAATCTCGGGGTTCAAATATTTGTGATAAAAAGATACAATTTTGTGATTCATTAATATTCAGTTTGAATCCAGTTTACAGGTATTAAGTCTTTCGTATCCAAATTAGAATATGAAGTACCGAACCATTGTTTATAGTGTGGTGAATACACTTTTTTATTTTCATTTTTATTTAACCAAGCCGCCCACCAACTGTATGTAGAGTTACCTATAACATTATCTTTTGCTAACGTCATAAGGACGAAAGAATTCAAATCGTCATTGGACTCGAATTGGGGGAATATAAATTTATCACCTTTAAAGTTTTCTTTTACCCAATTGATATCATCACTAAAGACAAAAATAGAATCATAGTCCTGAGAAATTTCGTTTAAAATTTTCTCATAATATGAAACAGGAACTACAGGGTGATGGTTTGGTTGTCCAACATAATCTCCCCTTCTGATGTGTATTGATAATGAATTGGTTATATTTGGGTATTTCGATAAAACAAAATCAACAATCTCTTTTTTTAATTCAAATTGTTCTCTGATAACAGTTTTACAATTTTCAAAAAACCTTTCGGATTGGAAATAACCTATCAGTTCAGCATCTTGAGTAATAATTTCCTCATAACCAAAACCATTCTGATAATGCTTTGTTTGTGGAATTGTTGTTGTTATTGGTAATTGTTTTTCGAATATACTTTGGTAGTTTATTCCACTATGTCCCATTTGACTTGAAAACCCATAATCAGTGTTGTTTTTTAAAGCAGTACCAATTGTTGCGGATACAAAAAAAAGTTGGTTACCAAACCTTGCCTTATTAAAATCTGTATAAACTATCATTTAATTAAAAAATCTTGGCAGGTTATTTTATAAGTACTTGGATGTTCAACCTGAATAACGTGCATTAAATCAGGGTATCTTTCGTTTATAATTTTGAATATTAGCTCTTCAGTAAGTAATTTAGTAGGTAAATGTTCAAAGAAAATTTCGAAGTAGTGTTCATACACCCTCTTTAAAGATTCTTTATT